ACAAAAGGTGGAGATTACAAGCCTGAGCAGGTTGTTGGGTTCACCTTGGTCAAACAGACAGTTATCATTCCTTTCCTAGATGGCTATTCATCAACAAGGATAATCAATGCAACTCAAAGGAATAGTGAAAAAGGGCTGGGGGTCGGAGCTAATCTGGGCTACCAACGATAAATACTGCGGGAAGTTAATGACTTTCCGCAAGGGTGCTAAGTTTTCTATGCACTTCCACGCTGAGAAAGATGAGACTTGGCTAGTCCAAAGTGGTCTATTCAAGGTTATTTGGATTGACACCAAAGATGCCAGCCGCCATGAAAAGATACTCAACGTAGGGGATACATGGCACAACCCACCATTACTCCCTCACCAGCTAGTTTGCCTAGCAGCAGGTGTGATCTTGGAAGTCTCAACTGCTGATTCCGTAGAAGACAACTATCGAGTTGAGCCGGGAGACAGCCAATGAAATACATGGTTGATATTGACGGCACTATCTGTAACAGCCCATCTAGCAACTATTCAGAGTCAATGCCTATTGTGCAGCGCATTACTAAGATTAACGAGCTATTTGACCAAGGCAATGAGATCCATTACTGGACTGCCCGGGGCGGCAATAGTGGTAAAGATTGGTCTGAATTTACTAAAGTACAACTTGCTTACTGGGGCTGCAAGTACACCACTTTAAATTTCAACAAACCTACCTATGATATTTGGATAGATGACAAGGCAATAGAAGCGGAGGCTTACTTTGAACATTCTAGTAATTGGTGATGTTTGTATAGATGAGTACAGATACGGTGAAATCCGGAGAGTAAATCCAGAATCCACTGCGCCGTTGTTGAACTTTGAGGATAGCGAAGAGAAGATGGGTATGGCGTTTAACGTAGCCCAGAATCTTAAGGCATTTGGGGCTAATGTCACCCTGTCCGTTAGTGAGGAGATCTCGCGCAAGATCAGGTACATAGACCGCAGGACGGGGGAACATCTACTCAGAGTAGATCATGATGTGCGAGCCAAGCCATATAAAACCGGCAGTAAGTACTTTTTCGATGCCATAGTTATCTCTGACTATGATAAGGGTTTTATAACTGACGAAGTTATCTGGAAGTTTCGTCAGAAGTTTCGTGGGCCAATCTACATGGATACCAAGAAGAAGAACTTGGCAGACTTTCCCGGCATTTACATCAAGATTAACCAGCGGGAACTGTACGAATCTACGTCTATCCCAGATCCAGAACATTTAATTGTTACCTACGGGGCTAAGGGATGTGGATATAAAGAATCACTCTACCCGGCTAAGGTGATAGAAGTTGTGGATGTTTGCGGGGCAGGGGACGTATTCCTAGCAGCTATGGTCTACAAGCATTTAGAAACTGGCGACATGGGCCAAGCTTTGCCGTTTGCCAATGAGAAAGCGGCAATATCTTGCCAGAGCATAGGGGCTGTATGCGTATCTTAATTACTGGATACAAAGGGTTTATTGGCCAGAACATGGTCAAAGCCCTGTCAGATCACGACCTAGATCTGTGTGAATGGGGTGATGAGTATTCCCTCTATGGAATAGATAGGGTTATCCATCTGGGTGCCATCTCAGATACGCGCTGTAATGACTGGGTGGCACTGCGTAAACAAAACGTAGGGTTTACTATTACTTTAATGGAACGGTGCCAGCTGTACAAAATCCCGCTTCAAATTGCATCTTCTGCCTCTGTGTACGGCCCAAACAATGCAACTTTTAAAGAGGATGACCCAGTAGTGCCGGCTAATCTTTATGCCGAATCAAAGCATTTGATTGAACGGTACTTTCAAATGATGAGTCCTATATCTCCAGTTCAGATCTTTAGGTACTTTAACGTCTATGGCCCGCATGAGGATCACAAAGGGGATCAGGCCTCGCCATTCCACAAGTTTCGCGAGCAAGCAAAGACGGGATGTATTAAAATCTTTGAAGGTAGTGAGGACTTTAAACGCGACTTTATTCATGTGGATCGGGTCATTGATGTTCACAAGAAGTTCTTTAAGATCCCTGAGTCTGGAATATGGAATGTTGGGACTGGCCAGACTATGTCATTTGCGGATGTGGCTCGCTTGGCAGCAGATGAATTTTCAGCCAAAATAGAGATTATTCCGATGCCTATATTAAATGGGTATCAAAAATATACGTGTGCTGACATGACCAAACTGAACAGGACGCTGAAATGAAGGGCATTAATGCGCTGGCTCATTCTGTTAATGCTGTTAGGGCTAGTTGGAGCCGTAGCCAAGAATGGATGCCATGTGCGCGAGTTCTATGGAATTGGTTACACAATCCACAACCCCACAGAACGGCATCTTCAAATGGTGCTGTGGTTAAAGAACAATGCGCCTTATTGCAAATCCGAAGACTATGTGGTCATTTGGAACAACTTGCCTTCATGGGCGGGTACAGCGGATTCAGCAGAAACTAGAGGGCTAATACTTCGTGGATACAAAGATGCAGTTGATCGGGAAAAGAAGTGAAGATCAGTTACGACAAATGGTATCCGGTGGTGCAGCCAAACCCACCAATGCAGTCCAAGGTGTTTGCCAAACGGGTGGAACGTTTAGACGCTGAGAGGGCGGTGCAGGCACAGATTGACCAGCAGGTGAAGAAGTTTCACCAATATGAGTATGAGATTTATGAATACAGGATGCGGCAGATCACAATAAACATTGACATCACAAACCTTAAACGCGAGATTGACAAACTTGTATGACCAGAAAACCAACACAAACTCCAGTGAAACCTCAGATGGAGACAAAGGAAAAGCTGACGCTGTGGGTCACCCTCATGGTAAGCACAACCCTATGTATCTCCGTGTTGGCCATGGTGGTCAGCTTTATGCTGGGTCTGTGGGCCAAGGAAGTGGACAACGCAGAGATTTTCAAAATGATTTCACCCGCTTTTTCTACTCTTATCGGCGGCATGATTGGGTTCCTGTCTGGTATCAAACTCATGCAGAACGATGACACTAAAAAGGATACAAAATGCTAGGACTAGACGCACTTCTACAAGTTGGTGGTAAGCTGATTGACAAGTTAATTCCTGATCCAGAAGCCAAAGCCAAGGCGCAGCTTGAGCTGGCCAAGATGGCTCAAGACGGCGAGCTGGCTAAGTTGGCCAATGAAACCAAGTTATATGAGGTTGAGCAAGAGAATGTCACCAGACGCACTGAAGCTGATATGTCCAGTGATTCTTGGCTGTCCAAGAACATACGCCCAATGACATTAATCTTTTTGTTGGTAGCCTATTCTGGCTTTGCGATTGCTTCTATCTTTGAACTTGAGACTCGCGGAGCTTACGTTGAGCTGCTCGGCCAGTGGGGAATGCTGGTAATGTCGTTTTACTTTGGTGGCCGAACTATGGAAAAAATTGCAGATAGGGTGAAGAAATGAATTTAACTGAACACTTTACACTTGAAGAACTAACCCACACTGACCACCGCCAGTTTGACAATATCCCAAATGAAGCCGAACTTGAAAACCTCAAACGTCTTGCGGCCTTCCTTGAGGAGGTCAAAACTGCCTTGGGCGGAAGACCAATTATGGTTAACTCAGCTTTTCGCAGTAAGCAAGTTAATGATGCTGTGGGTTCTAAAGATACTAGCCAGCATCGCATTGGTTGTGCTGTGGACATCAGAGTACCTCAACTAACACCAGATGAAGTAGTCAAAACCATCATTGCCTCTGGTTTACCTTACGACCAAGTGATACGTGAGTTTGATCGTTGGACGCATTTGAGCATTCCAAACGAGCCCAGCCGAGCACCTAGAAAACAAGCGTTAATCATCGACAAACAAGGCACTCGGCTGTATGCTTGATGCACACCCAAATTGATGGGAAAATAAGCTATGGCACTTAAAAAACTTATACTGAAACCGGGAGTTAACCGGGAGAACACCCGTTATACCAACGAAGGTGGCTGGTATGAGTCTGACAAAGTGCGGTTCCGCCAAGGCTCGCCTGAAAAGATTGGTGGCTGGGCACGTATATCTGCGTCTACATTCCAAGGTCTGTGCCGTTCCTTATGGAACTGGATCACGCTAGACAACTTAAACCTAATTGGTGTAGGCACTAACTTAAAGTTTTACCTTGAACTAGGTGGTGAGTACAACGATATTACGCCTATTCGCGCTTCGGCTATCCTAAGTAACCCGTTTGCCACAACTAACCTGCTTACCCTAGTTACAGTTACAGACGCAGCCCACGGCGCAATCACGGGTGACTTTGTAACGTTTAGCAACGTAGCTCCCGTAGGTGGCCTTGATTTAAACGGTGAGTATTCTATTACTTACGTTGATGCTAATACCTACACTATTACAGCTTCTAGCGCGGCTACTTCTACTGTAGCGGCTGGTGGTGGCTCGACTGTTAATGCAATCTATCAAATCAACGTAGGCGATCCATACGAGATTCCACTGGCCGGCTGGGGTGCTGGTACGTGGGGCGCAGGAACTTGGGGATTTGGCGGTACATCTACCTCTGCTCTTCGTCTATGGAGCCAGAACAACTTTGGTGAAGACTTGGTTTATGGTTTCCGTGGTGGCCCAATCTACTACTGGGATGCTGGTTATGGCGTAGACGCTGCCTTAGCTTCAATTACCATAGCTTCTCCTGCGGTGGTCACTGCCGCTTATAGTTTGCCAAATGGTTCTCCAGTCATACTTACAAACAGCGGGTATCCTGCTGCTTTGCCTACAGGTTTGTCTCCCGGAACCATTTACTACGTCATTAACTCTAGTGGCAATACATTTAACCTAGCAGCCACTGTTGGCGGCGCGGCTATTACCACGACAGGAACGCAGTCTGGTGATCACTACATCATGCCTAATGGTGTAGACATTGCAAGTTTGGCGGGTGCATCAGACTGCCCAATCATTCAGAACTTTGTATTTGTATCTGACATTAGTCGGTTTGTTTTTGCGTTTGGCTGTAATGATCTAGGATCTACCACACAAAATCCTATGTTGATTCGCTGGTCGGATCAGGAGTCTGTAGTTAACTGGACACCCTCTGCTACTAATCAGGCCGGTAGTGTTACGTTGTCTCACGGCTCAAGCATCGTAACTGCCATTCAAACCCGCCAAGAGATTTTGGTGTGGACTGATTCTGCCATTTATTCTCTCCAATACATTGGCCCGCCAGTGGTTTGGTCTAGCCAGTTGATGGGAGATAACATCTCTATCCTTGGTCAAAACGCAGCGGCTCAAGCTTCTGGTGTGGTGTACTGGATGGGTGTGGATAAGTTTTATCTGTACGATGGACGTTTGCAAACTTTGCCATGCGACCTTCGCCGGTACGTTTACCAAGACATTAACCTCCAGCAAAACCAACAGGTTTTTGCCAGTACAAACGAAGGCTTTAATGAAGTCTGGTGGTTCTATTGCTCGGCTGGCAGTTTAGTTGCCAACCGTTATGTGGTGTACAACTACCTTGAGAAAATCTGGTACTACGGCACTATGGAGCGCACAGCTTGGCTTGATTCTGGCCTAAGAGACTTTCCTATTGCCGCTACGTACAACTACAACTTGGTCGATCAAGAGTTTGGCTTAGACAATAATGAGACAGGTACGCCCGCAGGTATTGAGGCTTACATCTCATCCTCAGAGTTTGACATTGAAGATGGCGAGCACTTTGGTTTTGTTTGGAGAATGCTGCCTGACTTAACGTTCTCAGGCTCAGACGCTTCTCCAACTCCGCAAGTTACGTACACTTTGTATCCTATGCAGAACTCAGGTTCTGGTACTGGCACGGCGGTAAACAAAGATGTAGATAAATTAACGGGCGCTCAGTACACAGTGACTGAAGGCTTTACAGGCCAAATTAATACCCGTGTGCGGGGCAGGCAGTTAATCTTGAAGGTTAGTTCAGACAACCTTGGAACAACATGGCAGTTGGGTGCTACCCGTATTGACATCAGACCGGACGGCAGACGATGAGCTTTCTTGTTACCACCGACTTTGAACTAAACAAGGTAGCCGCGCCTAATCTGCCGTTGCCTCCAACGGAATACGACCGCGTGTATTTTGATCAGATGCTAAACATTTTGCGTCTGTATTTTAATAGGCTTGATGCTTTAACAACTCAGTTAATGACTTCTGGCGTAGTGCCTCCCTTGGTTAATTACACTGTGGCTACGCTACCCAGCGCGGTCACTTCTGGTAAGGGCGCAAGGTCTTTTGTAACAGATGCTTTAGGCCCAACGTTTGGGGCAACCGTGGTAACTGGCGGGGCAGTAGCTGTGCCCGTTTACTCAGATGGAACTAATTGGAAGGTCGGATGATGCCAGTTGATTATTTTGCACAACAATTTGGAAAAGATGTATTTGAAGATACATCGCCTGCAACTCCAGCCCCCATACCTACACCCGTGGCAACTACACCAGCTCCTGTAGCGTTGCCTTCTCCAGCGCCGCCAGCAATGACGGTTAACGATCTGTACACGCAGTATCTTGGCCGAGCTCCTGATGAAGGCGGTCTTCAGTATTGGCAAGGTGCGTTTGGTACGGGCGTTGTAACACCAGAACAGCAAGCCAGCTTTATGCAAGCGGCTCAAGGAGAGCTGGCCAATCGCTCTGTAACTGAACAACAGCAGTTAGCTCCCAACCTTGTAAACAATCAAACAGTAACCAACCTGTCTCCTCAAGGCGTTCAAAAACGAATTATTGATGAGGAACAAAAGCGAGCTATAACTGAGGGTCGTAGCATTGTAAGTGACGGGATTGCATCTCTTCCGCCAAAACCAATAGACACAGGTGGAGAAGGTTTTAAAAATGATATTGACTTTTCCCATCACACGGTTGGAGGTATGTTTAGGCCTGTTGATTTAGGAAATGGAACGTTTAGAACTGCAAACGGAAGCCTCATTGATAAAGAGGGCTACCCAGTTACAGATGTTGCTTCGTTATACCAACAGTACCTTGGCCGAGCCCCTGATTCACAGAGCGTAATAGATTATTGGAAGAAAGAGTTTGGTGATTCTTTAGACCCATCTGAAATTGCTAGATTTGAAGCTGCTGCAAACACTGAAAAAACCAATACAAAAGCAGTTAATGATTTGTATGCGTCTATTGGCCGTACTGGAATGGGCACTGAAATCAACCAAATTGATCAAGGTGGGTTTGAATACTGGAATAAGATTGCCGGCTCTGGACTAACACCAGAACAACTAAAACAAAGATTTAACACGGAAGTTAACCAGTTTTTAATTGACAGGAAAGATGATCCCTATTCAAAATTTGTAGCGCCTACTTTTCTTAAGTCAATTACAGACACCATTGCTAAAGACACAACGCTGTCGGCTTTTGACAAGAACAACAAGATCTTTGAAACTGCTCAGTCTTATGGCATGGATGACGCCGCTATTGACAAAGCTTTTGGCAAAGAAGCTGCTGATGCATATCGTAAGGATTACGGCAGTCAGATTAAATCTTTTATTACAACCTCACTGGCCAAGGATGAGGGCACTACATTTGATGAAATAGCCACCATTAAGAATGAATCCCGGACTCGAGGTCTTGATGCGTCAGAAATAGCCAAGTACTCTGGTTTAAAAAAAGACGGGGTAGATTCCCTGTTTGATGCTTACGACAAGGGTCTTGCTAACCTTGCCAAGGGTTTTGAGGAGGCTAAGACTAAGGCTGGTACAGACGCTACAGCCCTGTCCGAAGCTGAAGCCAACAAAGCCAAGACCATGCTGGCACTCCAAAGCCAGTACAAAGTCACAGATGAAGACCTTGCCAAAGCTGGAAACACCACAGTCAAGGCAGTCCAAGACTACTTAAACCCTGTTAAAGAAGCTCCAAAGACTCTTGAAGCTTTGATGAACGACACCAAAATGTCGGCGGCAGAGATCAGGGCAAAGATTGAAGAACTTAAAACCAACCCAGCCGTTGATGGAATTTACGGCGCGGCTTTGCAAAAGTTCAGCGAAAAGGCTGCTAAGGATTACTCTGGTTCATACGGCGGCAAGAACTACGAAAGCCTAAACCCTATTGCTGTTAGTACGGTTCTAGAACAGCTCAAAGCCCAGCAAGCCGCTGGCACAGCTCAGTACTACCAAGGTGGGGCTAGTGGGGGTAAGAAGGGCGGCTTTGGATCGTTGGATGCAATGACTGAAGACATGGCCAAGAACCTTGTTGCGGCTGGTATTACTGACATTCGCCAAGTTGGTGAAATTCCTGTTTATACGCCTGTAGAAGAAATGTATAAAACGTACAACGGGAAACAAATTCGCACCCAAACTGATGAGGACGGCAAAACTTCTAGTTATATTTACGAGCCTACAGGGAAAATGGTAACGGGTAGTTATGGAGACGGCGGAGATTACGAATACCCTGAAATGCGTATGGTTGCGGTTCCCAAGGATGCAAAACTTGAATCTGTGTATGGTCTTTCTAAAGATGGTGGTGAGTATGGTAGCTACCTTGAACCAGTTGACTCATCAAAATTAACAAAAGATAAAAATGGAAAAATAGTTACCCAAACTAGCACAGCGGCTGGTAACAAAGTCACTGGTGAATTACTATCCAAGGCATCCAATTATGCCGAACGCACTGGTGGTAACTCTTGGTCTGGCACGTTCAGGGGTAAAGGCAACACCGGCTACAACGTCCAGTTTAAAGACGGCAACCCTATTTTTTATACAAGTGGCGCGTCTAGCAGTGATATGGGGCAGCTTGCACCACTCTTGGCCGTAGCATCGTTCATTCCCGGTGTTGCACCATTTGCACAGGCCATTAATGCGCTTTATGCGGCAAGCGAAGGTAACTGGAAGCAGGCTTTGTTAAGCGCGCTACCTGTGGGCGGAGAGATTGCAAAGACGCTTGGCGCTAGTGCAGGAACGTTGTCTAACATTGGTACGGCTTCTAAGATTGCCAACGTGGCAAATGCTATTGACAACAAAGATATTTTGGGTCTGGCCATGAGTGGCGCGGGTTTAGCTTCCGATAAGAATTTGTTTGGCCCAGATGCGTTTAATCCTAGCGCAAATGTTGTTGGCAACTTATCAACCAAAGACTTATTGTCTGGCGCGTCTATTGCCAAGGCTATTGAAAACAAAGATCTGACATCATTGGCAAATATTGGCGCCCAGATGTCTGGAAGCTCGGATGCCGTTACAGCTGCAAAAGGTTTGTCTTTGATAAAAGCTTTGGAGTCTAAGAACCCCATGGCTGCTATTGCTCAAGTAGCTTCACAGTTGAACTTAAACAAAGACGTAATTGGTAAGGCCGGCGGGGGTCTTGCATCATTACCCGGCTTGATAAAGAATGGTGGCAAGGATACACTTACAGATAAGACTGCCTTTGATGGGCTTGGTGGTAGCTTGGTGGCAAAATTGCTTAATCAGCAGCCTCCAGCAATCCGTGAAGCAATGTTGAAAAAAATGACACAAGCGGCTTAATATGGATGAAGAATACAACTTTGACGATATGCTTGACAGCTACGGCGGTCAGGAAACAATGCCGTCTAATTTTGACTTTGGCAGTATGGACTTCACGCCCAACTTGCTTAACTTGCCCGACATGGCTCCGGTCAACTACGCCATGCCAACGGTTGATATGAGTCAATATAACTTTGGCTCTTTGGATGCAGGCCCAGCGGCCACACAGTTGTCCAGTGTAGATCAGGCTTACTTGAACCAGCTCAATGGAAGTATGCCGGCTCAAAAGGGCTTTATGGATTACGCCAAGGAGTATGGGCCTTATCTAATGTCGCCCAATCCTCTAGCAGCTATTTTGATTGATAAATTGTCTGGTGTTGTAGGTAATGCTATTGGCGGCAAAGAAGGCCAGTTGGCTCAAACTGGAACGTCCAGCTTGTTAAGCGGGGCAACTCCCCAGCAAGCACTGATCAATACGGCACTGTCAGAAGCTGGCGGTAGGACGGCTGAAGGTATCTCAAGCTTACTGCCTAAGAGTGAGAACCCGTCACTGGTTGAAGAGTATTTAAGTAAGGCGGCTCCTAATGTGGGGGCTCAATTGGTAGCGGCGTTATTGACTGGTAACACAGGATCACTAGCACCAATGGTCAGAAATTCTTTGTTAGGTACCGGCAAGAACATGGCGGCTAACAGGGTGTTTGGCTCATTAACTGGAGATTGATATGGGTGACGAATTTGATTTTGGTAGCCTAGACGCTGGCGAGGGTGCTTTTGATATTTCCAGCTTTTTGGGCGGTGACAGTGGGATTGACTTTGGGTCTTTAGATGCTGGCCCCGGCGCCATGGATCTGTCCGGCCTTGAGGGCATTGACCTATCTGCTTTAGTGGGTGGCGATAGTGGGATTGACTTATCTGGCATAGATTTAGGCCCAGAAGCTTTTGATATTGCCAGCTTGTTGGGTGGTGATACAGAAGCGTTAAACCGTAGCCTTGGCTCAAAAAGAGTCAACCTTGATGAGTATGAAAGAAATCTCCTAGGCCCCGGTGACTTTGATCAAGCAGCTCCTCCAGCAAATATTGCAGAGCTTTTGACTTCAATGAACCCTAGTTCAGCTGAGAATCTTGCAGCTACAGACTTTAATGCTTTGTATAACGAAGGCTTAACGGATGAGCAAATTGCTAACCGTGAAAAGCAAATGGACTTTTACAAGGATAAAACCCAAGACTTTGGCGGCGCTGATGTCATGCAGTACTTTGACGAGTACGACAGGAACATGACCGACATCATGCGAGACAAGGGCGGGTTTACCAGTCAGTGGCAAGATGTTGGCGGCAACAAGGTCATGATCAATGATGACCCGGTTGGCGGAAGTACAGCTACAGTTTATAACCCAACCACTGAAAAAACATCGTATTTAAACGAAGCTCAGACCCAAGCGTTAATTGCTAACGGCACCCTTAATACCAAAGGTTCCGGTTACGTGGATGCAACGGGCGGCAAAGGCTATGTTCCCGGTGGCGGCAAAACTATTACCAATGCTGACGGCACAAAGACCGTTATCACTGGTGACGGAAAAGTTTTAAAAGTTGATAAAGACGGAACAGTCACTGATACTGGGAAGAAGGTTGACGTTAACGATAAAAGAATTGAAACAGATACCAAAAAAATTATTAAAGACGCAGTAACAACTAAAACACCAACAACACCTAAAACACCAACTGGCAAAAAAGACAACAACAATATGCTCATGGCATTGTTGGCTTTGATGGCCATGATGAATAAGGGTGGCGGTGGCTCCAAGGGTTCAAGTGGGACAATCCCATCTTTACAGGCCAATCGTACACAACTTCCATACGGCCCAATATCTGGTTCACAGGCGCGTCCCGGAGCTGGTGGAACTACTTACTTCTCACCCACCACCTATACACAGCGAGCCGCTGGCGGTGGAATGATGTATGGCGGTGGTGGCATCTCTGATCTGGGTGGTTACTCAGATGGTGGACGTTTACTACGTGGCCCCGGTGACGGCGTATCAGATTCAATTCCTGCGACAATCGGTGGTAAACAACCAGCCCGCTTGGCAGAAGGTGAGTTTGTTGTACCAGCAAGAGTTGTATCTGAACTAGGTAACGGCTCTACAAACGCAGGCGCTCAGAAGCTTTACGACATGATGGATCGTGTTCAAGGCGCGCGCCGCAAGACTAAAAACGTAGCTGCTGATACAAAAGCACACAAATACTTACCCGCTTAAGGAGCTGTTATGGCCGGAGAAACCCTACCCACAGGATCGACAAACACCCAAGGCCTAGCCGATTGGGCTTCGCCGTACATCACCAACTACTTGGGACAGGCTCAAGCCCTATCCCAGTCACCCTATCAGACCTACCAAGGGCCACTGACTGCTGGCGCGTCTAACCTACAGAACACGGCTTTCCAAGGTCTTGGCTCTTTGACTGTCCCATCGAGCATTGGAACTGCGGCCACTACGGCTGGCACGATTGGCACAACAGCTCAAGGCCTGAACTACACGCCTACGACTCAATCGTTCGATGCCACTCAGGCTCAGAACTACATGAACCCGTATCTGCAGGCTGCACTTAATCCTCAACTTGATGAAGCCCGCCGTCAGTCTCAGATTACCCAACAGCAGAACGCCGCCAAAATGACTCAGGCCGGTGGGTTTGGTGGATCTCGTCAGGCTATCCTTGATGCAGAGACACAGCGTAACCTTGCCAACACACAAGCTAACATTACTGGCCAAGGCTATAGCAGCGCATTTAACAATGCACAACAGCAGTTTAACGCTGACCAGCAACGCAAAATGCAAGAAGCTCAGTATGGTGCTGGCTTTGGCTTGCAAGGCCTACAGACGGGCTTACAGGCGGCTCAAGCTCAAGGTAACTTGGGTAACATTGCGAACCAAGCAAACCTCAGCAATCTGCAACAACAGCTTGCAGGCGGAGCACAAGAGCGCGGCATTACTGCTGAAGGCGTGGCTGCTGATCTGGCTGAGTTTGAGAAGCAACGTCAGTATCCATACCAACAAGTACAGTTTCAGCGTGACATGATCTCTGGTCTACCCACTGGATCTGTACAAAATACACCCGGCCAGATGTCTGGTATTGGATCACTGTTATCAGTGCTAGGCGGTGGCACGGCGGCGGCTAGTGCATTAGGATACAAAAACGTAGGCGATTTATTAACCAGCCTCGGTCTTGATTTAGGACAGAAGACATCATGAATCTCATTCAAATCCAAGAGCACTTAAAAGATCTGCCAACACCGGCGATCATGGCTTACGCTAATGGGCAGAACCCGCAGGTTCCCCCGTACATGGCTCTTGGCGAAATGAACCGCCGAAAGTCTATGGAGCAACGCGCAGCTCAAGCACCTGATTCTTCTGTTAAAGAGAAGCTTGAGAGCGAGCTTAACCAGCAAGTGGCACTTCCCGGCGTTGGTCAGGGTATGAACATGAGGATGAATCCTGCAGGGATGCCCCGTCCTATGCCTGCAGTACAGCCCCAGATGGCTCCTCAGATGCAACCCATGCAAGTGCCGCCAGCAGCTCGGCCTATGCCCCCACAACAAATGTCACGACCCGGCTCTATTCCAGCTGGCGCACCCGGCATGGCTGGTGGTGGATTGGCTAATCTGCCTATCAGCAATCGTATGTTTAACTACGCGCCCGGCGGTATTGTGGCGTTTGCTGGCCCTGATGAGCAGTTGGTTCTACCTCCCGGCGAATCTGTGTCAGGCACATACTCAGATGAACAGACTGCTGACAAACTCCCTGTAGGTTTGGCCAACAAGATTTTGATGGATCGTTTGCAAGGTAAAACAGATCTGCCCGAGCCAGTTAGCCGTGATCAAGTTCGCGCTGAAGTGTTGGCCAAGAACCCACAGCTTGCCGGCATTATTGACAAAATCCCCGGCGATACATTAACTAAGTTGGCCGCCCAGCTTGAGCTGCAGAACACAGCCCAACGCTCTAGGTTCCAAGAAGGTGAAGGCCGGCAAGGTCTTGCCGCTTTATCGCAGGCTTTGATTTCCGCTGGTGAAGCTACCCGTGGCCAAAAGGGTATGGGAGGCATTGGAGCCGCATTTGGTGGCTTTGGTAAGTCTTATAACGCTGCTACTGCCGCACAAGAAGAACGTGCCGCTAAACAACAGGCTATGGAACGTGCTCAGACTATTGAGACAATGAAGCTCCAAGCGGATATTGAGCAAATGCAACGTGCGTTTGCTGAAGGCCGTGTTGATGAAGCCATGAAGCTCAAAGAGCAGATCAATACCCGTAAGGCTAAGATTGAAGAGCTCAAAGGCACTGGCGCTACAGAGGTTCTTAATCAAGCTGACAAACTGGCCCAGCGCGCAGCTCAAGAAGCGCGCTACAAGGCACAGGAAGCGCATGAGAAGCGTATGTACGACCAGACCAAACGTACTGCAGACAAACCCTCAAGGTTCCAAGAAGAGCTTGCGCTTTTGCGTAAAGATCCAGATCTGTTTAGGCAAATGCAAGGGCAAGCTAAGTCTGGAACTTTGACGTTTGAAGATGCTATGAGAATTCTTGTAAAAGATAATCCGGGCGTAGATATGGAAGAATTAGCGCAAACGGCGCAAAAAATGGTTAGTGCTGCAAAATTAGTTCAATCTGGACAAATTATTCCAGAACCCACAAAACCACCCGTAGATACACGAACATTTTTGGATAAAATTTCAGGTAGACCAGCTCCCGGAACCATTCCTCCGCTACCAGCTGGTTTTACTCCTGTTAAATAATTTAGGATTTCATTATGCAACGTGCTGTTAATCCTCAAACTGGGGAGGTGCTGTTTCTTGTTGACAACAAATGGACTCCTCCAGCACAAACAGCTAAGAATGACGCAGGGGATACGGCATATCTAGTTGGTAATAGGTGGGAAGTTGTAAAAACCGCCCGTCTTCCAGAGCCCATTCTCTCTCCTGAAGAACAGATGATGGGAGCTGTTGGTGCTCCATCTGAAGGCGGCATTGAATCCATAGCTCCACGCAAAGAAGCTTTACAGCCATCAACAGGCGGATTAAACGCCATGACTGCGGATGAGTACCGCGCCCAAGTTGCAGCAAGAGAAGCTAAGGGCTATGACAGGACGTTAGGCGGCTCAGTTATAGATTCAGGGGTCACCCTCCTCAAGGGTGCTATTGGCCTGCCTGAAGCATTTGTTGGATTGGCTGATATACCTACACTAGGCTATGCTGGAAAAATTCTTGAGCAGGCCGGTTACAGGCCTAAGGAAGCCAAAGCAATTTTGGACACTTATTTGTCCGAAGCCCAGCAGTATGCAAACCGCCAAGTTAAAGAGACAAAAGGTTTCTTGCCAACGATTGGTGCAGCACTCCAAAACCCAAGCACGATTGCTACAGCGGTTGGAGAATCACTTCCGCAAATGCTAGGCGGCGCTGCCGTGGCCCGAGGCATATTAAAGGCTGCTCCGGCCTTGTCTCCATACCTTGCTGGCGCGGCTGGCGAAGGTGTGCTTGGTGCCGGTGCAGCTGCAGAGCAAATACGTCAAGGCACTGAGGACAAGCTGTTGACGGGTAAGCAGGCTTTGTCTGCCGTTGGCTCTGGCGTTGGCACAGCCGCATTTGGTGTGGCCGGCGGTAAATTAGCTAAAAAGTTTGGTTTTGATGATATTGATACGTTGCTAGTTGGTGGTGGAGCGCAAACTGGCTCCAAGTCAGTTAAAGACTTTGCCACAAGAGCTACCGCATCTGGCATCTCTGAAGGTGTATTTGAGGAAATGCCACAGTCTGCACAAGAGACAATGTGGATGAACTACGCTACAGACAAACCCTTATTAGAGGGTGTGCCTGAAGCTGCCGGTATGGGCCTTGTAACTGGTGCCACCATGGGTGTTGGCGCTACGGCTGCAGGAGGCCGCAGGAAACAAGCTACACAAACTCCTATGCCGACTGAGGCAGCAGCCCCAATTGCCCCAGAAGTTGCCCCAATTGCCCCAATTGCGCCAGAGGTTGCCCCGCCATCTGCGTCTCAAGATACAGACGCTATGTTGCAAGAACTTTTGGCTCCCACTATATCAGTGAAAGAAGTGGAACTTACTCCAAACTTACAAGAGGAGGAGGTTGCAGAAGAGAAGCCGGCTCCAGCTATTGAGGCTCCAGCTGCCGAGGCCCCCAAAGAAGAAGCGCCCGCAGAACCTACCCTTAAAGAGCAATACGACAAAGCGGCCAAGCTTAATTTTGTGGCTTCTGATGCTTTCCGTGAGCGCCGCATTAATCAAGAGCAGTACGACAAGATTCAATCTGATTACGCACGTTTAAAAGCCGAGTATCAAGCATCGGTTCCCAAGGCTGAGTTAAATCCTATTCAACAAGAAGCTACCGATATTGCAGACAGGCTTGAAGGGCTTGGTCAGAAGCCGTTTGTAAGTGGAATGCGTACTGCAATTGAGAAGAACCAAGTTACCGAAAAGAACCTTGAGTTTTACCGCAGCAAGCTTAAGCAAGAACAAGCCAAGCAAGGCACTCTTGAAGAGGGTGTTGAGCGCCCATCCGAGAAGTGGAGCTGGTCTAATTTTTACAGCGATGAACCAAAGGGTCAGGACAAACTTAAACTGTTTAACAGTAAAGCCAAGCCCGAAGCTAAGCAGGCCTTACAAACCATCACAGATTCAATACAAGCCGTCACAGATCGTTTGAATGATGAAGGCTATACCATGTATGGCGCTTCCGATCTGAATGTGCCCAAGGATATTAAAGATCTACGCAGCCAGATTCAAACCCTTTCGGCCAATGGTTCAATACTAATTAATAAGTTTGAGGCCTTAAATAAAGGCTTTAACCGCAGTAAGAAAACAACGAACCAAGAAAACTTGGATGCGGCCATTGAAGCGGCCAAGGTTGGTGCAGCCGAGGCGCAGAAGTCTTTACAGCGTTCTATTCCAGAGCCTCAAGAAGTTGTCGAAGCCAGAGGGGTGTTGTCACAAGCTGGCAAGCAAATAGACGAGCTGACTTACAAGTCGGGCAGTCTTTGGAGTGCATTGGCTGGCAAGCTTGATCCTGAAGAGGTCAGGGAAATCTTTGGCAGAAACCCAAGTCTTGGTAACAAGAAGCTACAAGTCACAAAGAAAAGCGGTAAGCGCGGCACATACATTACAGAGCTGGCGGCTGACGGTCTTTTAGATCCATTCTTGCCACCGGCTATGCGTCATGAGTCAAGCCGGTTTGATGCGGCTGAATCAGCTCAGTACATCAAGGATCTGGTGGGCAATAAAGACTATCTGCCACACGATGTCAAAGAAGAGATCAAGAATATTCAGGAAGGTGTTGAGCCATTTGGCGACCTGATTGACGAATACCTAACTATTGAGGAACAGAATCGTGAACTCCAAATCGCCTTTGATGAACAAAGAGAAGCTGATCAAGCTGCTGAGATCGTTGAGCCCGAAGGCGAGGATCGCGCTGCTGAACCAAGCGAAAGACCGGCGGGAGAGCTTGAACTCACAGCCCCTACAAAAGATGAGCTGAAGTCTAAGCAAGACGAGATTGATCGTTTGAGCAAAGAGAACGAACGCCTATCAAAAGAGGCTGAACGAAAAGCCAAGGCCGATGAAGAGGCTAAAGACTTTGTTCTGACTGGTAGTAAGCGTGAGGCCGACCAAGCTGCAGCCCGTGGCCAGAAGGACATCTTTGCCGAGGCGCCAGCTGAAGAGGCGCCTGTAGACAATAAGCAAGAGATCGCTGACTTACGCGCAGAGCAGAAAGTTTTAATACGTCAAATTATTAAAGCCGGCTTGCAGGAAACCCCAGAGCAAGAAGCTCGCATGGCCGAGATCAGTAAACGTCTTGATGATCTTGAAGGTAGGGCGCCAGTTAAGCAAGCTGAGAAGCCAAAAGTTAAGCAGCGAAGCGTTGAAGAAATTCGCGAAGAACTCCAAGATTTGGAAGATGAACTTGATATTGAATTTAACAAAGACAAGAGAAAGTCTCTTGTTTCAGAAATATCCAAGCTGCAAGGCGAGTTAACTGCTGCCGAAGGTAGGGCTGCAAGAGCTGCTGCAAAAGAAAAGCCATCTGAGGAGCCGCCAGATCTTCAGCCTGCACTTGGAACAATCGAAAGACTTGCCAAAGAATACAACGGTGAAGTTGTGTTTGGCGATGATGACTTGGGATTGGTATTGGCTTACGGCGAAAGAACCGGCGAACCCCTGTACGTTCCATACGTCAAGGACGCGATGTTCAGGAATGACATTGAACAGTTCCCTGCCAAGTCATTTAAGCTGTCTGACGCTGACTATCAAAAGTTGGTCAATGCCAAGCGTGACCTTGAGCAGGCCGCCATTGAAAAGCACGAGAAAACCCCATTCCTAAAGATGGGTGAGGGCGTCACTGGTAGCAAAGGCATTCCGGGTAATGTTCTGTCGGTCACCAAGGGCTGGGCAAAGATGCTTAACCTGACTGGCAACATCCATGTGATGACCGATGAGGAAGCGCTGCGGGACAAGGATAAGTTTACTGGCCCACATCGTGCAATTGGTTATATCGGTTTCTTGGGTGAGCCCGGCATGGTCAAGAAGACAGGCCCAGATGAATACATTGTTGTTGTTCGTAAGAGCACAAGCACCGGCAAGACTTTAGAAGTATTGGCGCACGAGCTTGGCCACATCCACCAAGGCCAAACGTTTGAGAAGGCTGATGCCGATACAAAGAATGCGGTAATCAGAGAGTTTAATAAATGGTTTGAGAAAAGTAAGGCCGGCACAGCTGGTGAGCTAATTAAATCAATGCGCGCCAAGCGTATGGCCAGAGCAACCAAGGGTGACATGGACATTCGTGCTTTGGATATGCAAAAACGCCAATACTGGTTTAGCTTTGGTGAATGGTATGCCGATCAAACATCCCGCTGGGCTACTACAAACACCAAACCAGTTGGTGTAGTGGAGCAATTTTTCTCAAGACTAGGGAAGGCTATCCGCAGCTTCTTTAGTAAAGCTCAGGCTTCCAAGTATTTGCCCAATGAAACCTTTGTTGAGTACTTAGAGAAAGTATCGTCCGTTACTGACTTGACAGATCCAACAGAAGTTTTTACGGGAGATCAGATTCCTTTGTTTGCGTCTGAAGACATTGGTGGCCGAGCGCCTCCAAATACGACTCGCCGTAACTATCTGGGTGAAGAGGCTCCAGAGCCAGACATGGAAATCCCAGAGATGTCGTTCATGGACGATGTGATTTACAAGTATGGCGATAAGCTCATCGACACCAAGCGTTTGATTCAATCAATCAAAAGCACTGGCAAGAAGCTCAACGAGCAGTTTGATGCCTACATGAAGGAAGAGAACTACCATGGCCGTCTAGCCAAGCGTACTGATAGCTTCCTTAATGATGAAATGCGCCCAGTGCTTGTGGAAATGCAAGAGAAAAACGTGACGCTGGATGAGCTCGAAACGTTTTTGCTCAACCGCCACGCCAAAGAAGCCAACGCATACATTGCTAAGATCAATCCGACTGGCTTCCCTGAAGCTGGCTCTAGCGTTTCTGACGCCGATGCCGATGCCTACATGAAGGCTTTGACGCCAGAGAAGCGCAAAGATCTTACGGCCCTTGCAGCTAAGGTCGATGCTATTGTCAAGGAGACTCAGCGCGTTTTGGTGGCCAATGGCCTTGAGACTCAGGACACAATTGACGAGTGGAACAAGACATACAAGAACTACGTTCCTTTGATGCGTGACCAGCTGGATTTTGTGCACACTGGCCGTGGCGTGATGGGTGGCTTTGCTACCCGTGGTTCAGCTTCTAAGCGCCGTGTTGGTTCTGATAAGCCTGTCATTGACATCTTTGCCAACATCGCTATGCAGCGTGAGCGCGCCTTGCGTAGGTCTGAGCAGGCCCGTGTTGGTCGTGCTTTGTACGGCATGGCTATCAAGCATCCAAACCCCGGCTTCTGGTTGGCCATCAATCCTGATGCTATCAAAGACAAAGACAAGTTGGAAGCCGAGCTGATCTCTCTGGGCCTTACGCCTGAAGATGCTCGGAACATTATCCAAGAGCCGCGCCAGCCAATGTTTGACAAAAAGACTGGTCAGGTTAAGTATCAGGTTAACCCCCTGCTGCGCGACAGTCCTAACGTTTTCCCTGTCCGTATTAACGGCGAAGACCGCTTCATCTTCTTTAACCCCAATGACCCCCGTGCATTGCGTATGGTTGAGTCAATAAGGAACCTTGACACCGAAAGACTAAGCGATGCAATTGGTATGGCCAGTATGGTCACTCGCTGGTTTGCTTCTGTTAATACCCAGTACAACGTTGTGTTTGGTGCTGTTAACTTCTTACGCGACCTTAGTGCTGCGTCCCTTAACTTGTCAACGACAGAGATTGCTGGCAAGGAAAAGCAAGTGCGGGCCAACGTTCTGCCGGCCCTGCGCGCGATCTATCGTGATCTGCGCGGCAAGGGTGCGACTACCGAAGCGATGGCAGAAATGCAGGATTGGTTTGAGCGTTTCCAACTGGCCGGCGGTCAGACTGGTTATCAGAATCAGTTTGCAGAGACAAAGCGTAAAGGTAATGTTGTTGAGCAAGAGCTGAAGCGCCTCAACCGTGGCAACGTCAAAAAGTCTGTTGATGCGATATTTGACTGGTTGTCAGACTACAACGATGCCATTGAGAATTCGATTCGTTTGTCTGCGTTTAAAGTTGCTGTTGAAAGCGGTTTAAGCGAAGACAAGGCGGCCAGCATTGCCAAGAACCTGACTGTTAACTTCAACCGTAAGGGCGCTAAGACTGGCCTTATCTCTGCCTTGTATGCGTTCTTTAACGCTGCAATTCAGGGTAGCGCTCGCATGGTGGAAACACTGCGCGGGCCTATGGGTAAGAAGATCATCTTTGGCGGTATGTTCCTTGGATCTATGCAGGCCATTGCTTTGGCCATGGCTGGGTTTGATGACGATGAACCACCAGAGTTTGTCAAAGACAAGAACTTAATCCTGCCTACCTTCGGTATTGGTGGTGAGAAGAAGTATTTGTCTATTCCAATGCCGCTAGGTTTTAATATGTTCCCCGGCTTTGGTCGCCTTGCCATGGAGACATTACTCATTGAAACCGGCATGATCAGAAGTCGAAAAGGCCCGGGCGATAAAGTTATGAGCGCGGTGTCTTTGGTGTTTGATGCGTTCAACCCGCTGGGTGGTTCTGGTAATCCTTTGTTGATGGCTTTCCCTACGATTGCCGATCCGCTTGTTGCGATCTACACCAACAAAGATTCCTTTGGGCGCCCAATCTACAGAGAAGACAGGGGAACAGCGCCTACGCCCGGCTACGAGCGTTCGCGTGAGAACGCCAGCATTTTGAGTAAGAAGCTTGCCGAGGCAATTAACTATGTAACTTCGCCAGCAGGCACCAAGCACACCAAAGGATTCTTTAGTCCTACTGCCGATGAAATTGATTACTTCGTTGGTCAGATCACCGGTGGTGTTGGTCGAGAGATCATGAAGATTGGTGAGTTTGCCAAGTCAAAGGCGGTCACTCAAGAGGAAATTCCAGCCTACAGACTCCCTGTTGTTGGCCGCTTCTACGGCGAGGCCGAGTCACCAGCTGCTACTCGATCAAGGTTCTATGAAAATGTAACCGCAATGGCCAAGCATGAGTATGAGATTAAGGGCTTGCGTAAAGACAGGGTGAGCCCAGCTGATTACGTCAAGGCTAACCCGGAGGCCAGACTCTGGCAGCGGGCTAACAATGTTGAAAATCAGATCGTTAAGCTGAATAAAGAAAAGAAAGCGCTGATTGAAAAGGATGCCCCAAGGGAGGCGGTCAAGCGCAAAGAAGACGAGATCTTAAGAAAGATGACTGAGTTCAACAATCAGGTTAGACGGGGCCAATAATCCCCTGCTCAAAGAATAGGCCCAGTGTCTTGCGGTGTGCGTCCTCCCACATCTCAACACGCTGGGCCTTATCCATCTTAGAGCCCTGATCTAACTCCATATGGCACCGATAGCACAATGACGCTATGCGGTAATCGTGAGCCTTGAGGCCACGGCCTTTGCCGTCCCGCAGCTGGTTACTGTGGGCGGCTACCACTGTTCCATCACTCACCCCGCAGTGCTGGCACGGCAGGAGCCTTGCGGCTTTTAGAAGTTTTTCGTTTCGATACATTTGGTTTACAGTCATAGCACACCCAGCGGTTGCCTTTTGGATCTACAAGTTTGCCGTGGTCTAAGGGTTTGGAATGCTCACAGGTAGCGCAGTAGCGTTTACCGTAGATCCTCATGTTTTCTGACATTGCGTTTGCCTTTCTTGATTGCGGCCAGTCCTTCTTCGGGTTCTTTTCTCGCTTCCATCCATTGATCGGCTAGTTCGTATGCTGCCTCGGCCAGATTCTCACCTTCCCTATTACGGATGATGAGGCCGGCCAAAGCAAACATAGACGCCAGATCTCGCAGATTGGTGTCGTGTTCAGTCATTAGTGAACCTCTTTATCGGTGTGTTCCTTGCGGATATTTCTAAGCGTGTCGCGGAAAGCAGCCGTTGCCTGCTCGTCATCGTCCATGCCCAGCTCCACCAGCAATTCACAAAGAAGCTTGCTCAATGAAATGACTGCAACGATTGGATCGCTGCATTCTGTGTTCATTAGGGCAGAGCTCAAAGCTTTGTCCATGGCTATAACTTGGTCGGTAATGTCTTCCATCACATCTCCAGTTCTTTAATCTGATCTGCCAGCACATCGGCCAAGTACTTGCCACGAATGGCAATGTGCTCGATCTCTTTGCAGGCATCAATCTCTTTGACACAGTCTTTGAGCGCCTTGTTGTACCCGGACTTGAAGTTATCGTCACCATCAACGATCATGCAAATGGCGTCACGCACCATAGAAGATGCTTTACGCTGCTTGGCAAGCTCCTTGATCTTGTCGTAATACTCCACTGGCAAGTAGACGCTGTAAGGGATTAGTTTCTTCATGCTTTCCTCCAAGCTTCGAAGCTGGTTCGCAATTGGTTAAATAAATGGCGGGCTTCTTCGTTGGTTTTCAGCTCTTTGCGGGACTCTATGTCCAAATAGGATGAAACCCACTCGGCACAAGCCTTCTCGTTCTTCTCCAATAGCCACTCTTTCTGGTGCAGCCACTCCCAAAAGTCTGGGTCACGGCACAGAATGCCAGCCATCTTCACCGCATGATCACCGGGAAACTCATTCTCCCGGTTCATTGGTTGTTCGTCATCACCCAGTCTGACCATCACAACAACATAGCGCGAGCCTACAAAGTCGCGCATGAGGTCGTTGTGCAGCTCGTCAGGGTGAACAGCCAAAGACAGCATATAGCCGTCCTTGGATTGCTTCAGGCCCGTCTTAATTGCTTCGAACTGGATTGGATCGGACAATTTGTAACTCCAAGTACTTGATCACGCCTACGGACATGGTCAGCTGCTCTTCTAGCTTGGCAATATGGCCTTCAAGGTTGTCAATGTCGGCGCGCAACTTCATCTCGTCTTTCATTTGCGACTCAAGAGCGCTGTTCAGATTGGTGCAGATCTTCACCCACTCAGCGTGGGATTTTTGTTTGGCTTTAGTCATCCCATGGATCCTTTGCGCTAGAGGCTGCAGGGGGCGCCGCCTTCATGTTATCCAGCTTCAGGCTTACCTTGCGGTTGCCGTCCTTATCCTTGCCAAGCCATGCACCCAACTTGATAACAACGTGATCTGACTCTGCGCTGGCCAGCAGCTCTTTGAAAAGGTCAAGCTCAATCTTGAGGTCGCCCTTCATGTCTGGCTGTATGTCTGTCTTCTTGTAGCTGTTAGTCCACAAGGTTCCGCGATTTGGATAGTCCATTATTTACTCCTTAAAAAAATGATTTCTTAGCTTTTGTAAAGTTGTCAATGACGTTGTCATAAACAATTGGGTTCAGCGTTTTGAGCTTGTCGTATAGAGGCTTGTTGATTTGAAACATCTGCTTGAGCTGGTCGGCACTGGTGGCCAAACCCATCTTTAAGTTGTTCATGCGAACCATCAGGTCAATCCATTCTTCTGAACTTTCAGGAGCATCAACAATGATCGTCCAGTCCGGGGGCTCCACGTGCTGGGGTGGAATAGGGTCTGGGCGCTGTTTAACGGGCTTTTGGGCGGGTTTTTCAGCTGGCGCAGGGGTTTGTGTGGCCGCAGGCTTTGGCGCTTCTACAGGAGGTGCGGAATCTACTGCGTCCCCTTCGACTAGCTCCATGGCGGCCATCCATAAATAACGGCGTTGGTAGCTCAAAACGGCGCCCAAATTTTGGATGGGGTGTGCGCCTTTGAGGTTTGCCTCGGCCATTGGGCTGGTGATCACAATGACTGTGCCGTCATCTGTATCGGTGATGCAGAGCTGGGCATACTCGGTGCTAAACGTCACGACACCGCACAGGCCAAGGTCGTTAAAGATGTTCTGAACATGGGGGATGAAGTCGCCCAGCTCAAAGTATGAGTAGCCGGCAAACTTGTTCTGGCCAGACTTCTTCATCTCTACAGACAGAAGCTTGACCCTCGCTTGCATAAGTTTTTTATGAACTGACATTGTTTTCCTTTGTTGTTAAATACTCTTTGTATTGGTTACAAAACCTACTGACAGAGCAGAATTCCGCGCAGCGCGTTCTCTCCCCTTGCCTGACTATGATTTCGTAATCCTTTCCATACTCGGCCACCTTGGCCTGAGCTTCCTCATCGGTAGCGCAAACGTTTCTTGCTTTGACATTACCAATCTTTTTCACTGCGTATGTTGTAGGCTTCTCCCAAGTCTGGTCGGGCGTACAAAATGGCAGCTCATCCCCTGTCTCCAAGTCAAATAATGCGTTGGAGTGTTCTTTAATTCGTTCCTGAATAAATGCTTCGCGCTCTTCCATTGGCCACAGGCGAATGGGGATCACCTTGATCGGTGCGTCAGGGTAGTTGGCCTTCATGGCTGCGTCCCGCCGTGACCAGTCTCTGATGATAGCCACGATCTCCAGCTTGGAAACCTTGGTCTGTTTAACTTTCTCCACAAGCCAAGCGTAGATGTTGAGCTGATACTCCCAGTCAATCTTCTCATTCATTACAGACCATGCGCCTGTAGTCTTGTAATCATTGATTGTCAGGGTGCCATCTTCGTTGACGATCTGCAGATCAATAGCTCCAGAGATAGACCAGCCGTCAATCTTTGTGTGTAAGCGCTCTTCGATCAGGTGGTTCTCATCGGCACCATGCTCAAGGACGCCATGGATAGCCGTGCCAAAGATAGACCAGACCATCTCTGTAACGTCAGTCTCGATCTTGTCTTCGTGCAGTTTACGCAGCTGGACGATGCGCGGTGAGTTGATCAGCTCGGTGGCTGATATGTTGGCCTTACCCTTGGAATAGGTAGGCCGCTTCATGATGTTCACGAAGGTCTGTGGTAAGTTGTATTTGTTTGTGATGATCACAATTTGCTCCTGTATAATCGGCAACACATTGTACCTACATACTTTCATGTCTTGCAATACTTTTAGAAAGAAATTTATGTTAAGGATTGGAATAGACCCCGGCCTGTCTGGCGCCATAGTTTTTTCGCGTGATGAATCTCCTGTTGAGTGGCACAAGATGCCAACAATGAAGATTGGTGCTGCTAACAGAGTGAATGCGGCAGCGTTGGCAAGAATCATTAAGGCGCGTATGTATGGGGATGATGACATCAGGGCGTATGTTGAGCTGGTGGGCAGTATGCCGGGCCAAGGGGTGGCTTCAATGTTTTCGTTTGGTCACTCGGCTGGCGTGATCCAAGGTGTACTGGGTGCGTTTGAAATTCCTGTGGTGATGGTTACGCCTCAAGCATGGAAAAAGCGCGCTGGGTTGATGGGTAAAGATAAAGATGCGTCAAGGACATTGGCCATCCAGATGTGGCCTTACTGGCGTGAGCTGGACAAGAAGGGCGTGGGTCAGGCCTATGCTGATGCAGCATTCATTGCGCTTTACGGAGATTGATGTAGAATTAACTCCGGCTTCTTTGCAGTTGCCATCTCCTTTGTTGGATTGTCCTTAATCCCTGAGCTAACCCCTCGGGGATTTTTTTTCATAAGGGTATTGCACAACGCAAATATCTTTGATATAAACGGGTTGTTGCTGTCGGAGGCAATGGATTAGGCTGTTTAGATGTGCGTTCCGCTTTACTTAATGCTTTCTGTGGGGAGAGTCATTAAGCAAGGCTCCGACCGGGCGCACTTCTAAGCAGCCTTTTTTGTTTTTGAGACTGGGATTGTGTTGCGGGTTAGCGCCGCAAGCTCCTAAAGTGGACGAAATGTAGTTTTGAAAAACACTGCTTCATGTGAACGTCCCAGTCTCTCCTCCTACGCAGCCGTCAGAGCGCGTTAGCTAATGGCCTGTATGGGCTGAACTCAAGAAACACAAGAACCTCGGCGTGACCCGCGCCTCCAAGTAGAGTAATCGAACGGAATAAACAAGGACGTCTTAAAAAGACACATACCCTAGTACGCTGGGAGTTGATCGTTAAGGATGGTGAAAACTGACCTTATCGGGATCTCAGGGGAGGGCGGCTTGGCTGGCCGGTAGCTCATTTAACAACTGGGCAAAGCTCCTTGATAAAGAGTCGAAGACTGTCCACCCCTTGGGGGGAGGGAGGGTCAACGGGTAAGAGGTTGTTTAAATGATGATATAGTAGTTGACTCATCGTTAATTCATGAGTTATATTCTTAAAACAGGAGGTAAGTATGGAAAATGATACAACAAAGCGTTTCCCACGCACTATGCACGAAGCGTTTAACTGCGATAGTGAACCCATCAGTGGGCCGTATGGACGCGAGCCAATCTGGCCGGCATATGCGATCTTCTTCATTGTGATTATTGCTGGGATCATTCTGTTCTGGAGCCATGTATGAAAGCATTCCCAACACCAACATTTAGCATCAATGATGAAGCGCGTGTCACAGCTGTAGGCGGTGAAGGCGGTATGGATCTGCGGGATTACTTTGCGGCCAAGGCTATGCCAATCTGTTACCAGTATTGGATAAATGATTTTTACCATCCAGACCATCCAGATGCAGAGGATAGAAATGCAGAGGGTAGAGATGACTTTGGTGGCAATACGATGAATTTGATTGCTGAATATGCTTACGCCTTGGCAGACGACATGATGAAAGCGAGGGAAGCATGAAGCCCGGACAAGAAGCTTGCCTGCGAATGGCAGAGTACCAATACAAATGCCGCAATCAAGACATGATGTGGCGCTGGCTGTTTACTTGGGCATCATGGTCTGACAATGTTAACTTCTTCTCTGACCCAAGGGTGCCCGTATTCCCGCCCAGAAAGCCCAAGAAGCGCTGGAAGAACCTGACCAATACAGAGACTTTGGCAATTATCAAGCAGCTACCCAGCTGGCCAACAGATCACCTGAACACATTCATCTTCAAGGTGCTGGTTGAGGAAAAGTTTAAGGAGAAGAACCAATGACGTAAAAAAGCAACGACACCCAAAATAATTTTAATTTTTCAACAAAGGAATAAATCATGGCTACCAAACAAGTCGAAAACACATACGTAATTTCACCGCCCAAGTTCGCAACTGTGGATCTTTACCTTGAAGGTATTGCGCCTCTGGTTGTCGAGCGCTTTAGCAAGAAGGCCGAGCTTATGGCCAAGATGCAGGAGGGCAAGTCTGCAGGCAATAGGAAGGTGCGCGATGCCCGCGACTATGACAAAGAGGCAGAAGATGCCCGCTACCGCAGCATGGATGGCTGGGAGGGTGTGAATGCTGCATCATTCCGCGCTGCAATGATCTCGGCCTGCCGATTGGTTGGCTTCAAGATGACGCTGGCAAAGCTCTCAACATTCGTTGAGGCTGACGGCTGGGACAAGCAAGATGGCATTCCACTTGTGCGCGTCTATGGCAAGAGTGATGTGTATACGGCTCACACCCGCAACGCTACTGGCGTAGTGGATGTGCGATCACGCCCGATGTACAAAGAATGGGCAGTTAAGCTGCGCGTTCGTTTTGACATGGATCAGTTTAAAACTGTTGACGTAATTAACCTTGTGAGCCGTTGCGGCTTACAGGTAGGGATTGGAGCAGGCCGGCCAGACAGCAAAGCAAGCGCTGGCTGTGGGTTTGGCTTGTTCCAAGTAGTGGAGAGCGACCGCGAGGAAACAATTAAATCCAAGTTTAGTATCCACTAATCGCCGCAGGCGAGGCGGGGCTCGTACCGGAACGGTATGGCCCGGCCCGGCAAGGCAGGCATGGCGGGGCAACGCGCGGTGCGGATTGTCTGGGCGAGGACTGGCAAGGCATGGCAGGCGTGGCAAGGCGAGCACTGGTAAGGCCCGGTGCGGAGAGGTTTGGCGCATCAAGGCAGGCGGGGCGGAGATAGGCGAGGCATGGCTTCGTGAGGCGCGGCACGGAATGGCAGGACAGGCGTGGAGAGGCCCGATTTGGTTGGGCGGGGCAAGGCAAGGCACGGCAGGCATGGCCCGTAGTGGACGGGTTCGGTGGGGCGCGGTATAGCAGGTGTGGCGTGGCAAGGCATGGCGAAGCAAGGCGGGGCAGGCATGGCACGGAGCGTCTGGGACGCGCGTGGTGGGGCGAGGCAGGCGAGGCTGGGCGTGTTACGGAAAGGTGAGGATTGGATCGGCAGGCACGGAGGGTTGCGGCTCGGTATGACTAGGCGCGGCATGGCAGGTATGGCTCGTTGCGGATTGGATCGGTCGGGAGTGGCGTGGAAAGGCAGGCACGGAGAGGCGAGGCACGGAGAGGTAGGGTAAGGCGCGGATCGGCAGGCAGGGCACGGATTGGATCGGCGGGGCAAGGCGCTGTAAGGTATGGCAGGCATGGCGAGGATCGGACAGGTCTGGCAAGGCGGGGATTAGCAGGCATTTAACAAGGAGAAACTTATGGATGCAGAACGGAAACTACTAGAGAAAATGGCGCGGCGTAATGGCGGCGTTCTGATGATTGACGATGTAATCATGGAGGCTGCTGATAAATCAAGCATTCTTCACAGCCACTTTGAATGGGATGATACTGAGGCGGCAATTAACTACCGAAGGGATCAGGCTAGAACCCTGATTCAACGGTGCCGGATTACGATATTGGCCGATGAGCCAACACACGTTCGCGCATTTGTCAGCTTACCAACTGACAGAAGCACTGGCGGCGGCTACAGGCTAATGGTCGATGTGATGACGGATGACTCTATGAAAGAGGAGTTTATCCATGATCTTAAGCTGACGATTTCGCGCTGGACTAAGAAGCTGCACCTGATTGATTCAGATATTGCAGACTTGATTGTGAAGTTGGACTACGAGCTCAAGCAGCGCAGCAAAGCTCAAGAGGAGGCTAGGGCATGATATCAAAGTCAAGCTAAAGGAGAAAAACTCATATGAGTGAACCAGAATTAAATATATGGGAGAAGGCTATGGGCTGGCGCAAGCGGCAAATGGTTAAGTCACAGATCAACGAGGTATCACAGAAGATACGCAACGACACAATCGAAGAGGTTGCCAAAGAGATAGAGAAAATGACGGCCTTTGGGCAGGTCACAATAGACAGTTTCACGGTTTACATAAGGAACATGAAGAAATGAATGGATTTGCTAACCAACAACTATCAATCGGCAGCAAGCAGCCGGTACATCAATACAAGGAGTGCAATAGTTGCAATGAAATGAAACCACCAGAGGGTGGCATCCAACTAGGCCACACAAAATGGCACTGCGCCGCTTGCTGGGCAGGCCGCGCATCCAAAAGAACATCAACAAAAGGAAAATAATGACAACAGAAATTATTATTGAGAGAGTCAAGCTCCAAAAGATTCGTTTAGACGGCGGCACCCAGCCCCGCAAAGAAATTGACGAGCCCTTAGTCCAACACTACACCGAGATATTGCTTGAGGGTAAAGACACATTCCCGCCTATTGATTTATGGTTTGATGGCAAGTCCTACTGGCCAAGCGATGGTTTCCATAGGTTTCACGCACACAAGCGCGCAGGGTTCTTGGACATTGAGGCGGTCATCAATCAAGGCACCAAGCGCGATGCTTTCAAAGCCTGTTTAAAGGCCAACAGCAAGCATGGTAAGCCACGTACCCCAGAAGAACGCCGCTATGTGGTTCAGATGGCCTTGGAAGACATTGAATACGGTAATTCAACCGATGCTTTTATTGCCGAGCTATGCGATGTTTCCATTTCTACAGTTGGCCGTGTCAAAAAGATGTTGGGTTTAGAGAAGACATCTGTGGTTGACAAGAATGGTCGCAGAATGAATACGACAAACATTGGCCGTTCAGCTGCGCCCCCTCCTCCGCCAGAGCCAGAGTACACCGAAGATGACAAGATGCATGAGCTGGCTATTGAGCAGATCGCATTGACAGAAGAGAATACAAAGCTCAAAGATATGCTGGCCATCAAGACGCTGCCTGTGTCTGAGGAAGCGCGCGCAGAGGTTCAAGAAACCATAGAGTCGTTGCGAGCCGAGGTCAAAGACCTTGAGTTTAAGCTTCGCACAATGACCCAATCACGCAATGAATTCCAGAACAAAAATGCTGAGATGATCAAGCAAATGAATTATTGGAAGAAGCGCGCTGAGAGGTCAGAAAAGGCACTAGAATCTAAATAAACCGAAGCCGGGCGGTACCCGGTAGGAGAAATCAAATGCTCAGTTTAAGACCGCATCAAGCGGAAGTCGTGGAGAAGCTCGCTCAGGGTTTTAAGGATGGCCACACAAGCCAACTACTCTACGCACCCACAGGGTTTGGCAAGACAGAGGTGGCGATGGCCATCATGCTAGAACAGGCCAAGCAGCTTAAGAATGTAGCGATGGTGCTTGACCGCATCGTACTGGTAAACCAAACCAGTACCCGCCTTGGTAACTATGGAATCAATCATGGTGTCATGCAGGCGGATCATTGGCGCTACAGGCCTTATGAAAAGATCCAAGTATGCAGCGCGCAGACACTAGAAAGCAGGGACAACTTCCCTGATGTGTCTATGCTCATCATTGACGAGTGTCATGTTCAGCGCAAGCAGATTGTTCAGTTCATCAAAGACCGCCCAGAGATGAAGGTGATCGGCCTCACGGCCACGCCTTTTACGAATGGGCTGGGTGATACCTACACGAATGTAGTAGGTGCCAAGCCTACTGGCGAGCTGATCGAGAACAAGTGGCTTACTCCGTTGAAGATCTACATTGCCAAAGAAATCGACATGACAGGCGCCAAGAAGGTTGCCGGAGAGTGGTCATCTGATGATGTGTCTGAGCGCGGCATGAAGATCACGGGCGACATTGTCGAAGAGTGGATCAATAAAACAAATGAAGTGTTCGGTGGCCCACGCAAGACAGTTGTCTTTGCCTCCGGTGTTGAGCATGGCCGCGACCTTGTGCGCCAGTTTAATGAGCGCGGTTATAACTTTGTGTCGATCAGTTACAAAGAGGATGACGACTTTAAAGCCGAGACAATCGAGGATTTCAGCAGGCCTGACACGAAAATCAACGGACTAATTGCCACAGACATACTGACCAGAGGTTTTGACGTCCCTGATGTGATGATTGGCGTGTCGGCTAGGCCGTTTTCTAAGTCGTTCAGCAGTCATGTGCAGCAAATGGGTCGGATCATGCGGCCTTATGAGGGAAAAAAATACGGCCTGTGGCTTGATCATTCGGGTAATTACCTCCGGTTTAGGAAAGAATGGGACAAGCTTTTTGATGAGGGCGTGACCGAGCTGCAGAATGGCGCCGAGACTGCAAAGAAAGAGCCCACAGAAAAGGAAAAGACCGAGGCCAAGTGTCCGGCCTGTAAGACTTTATGGGTCTGGCCTGATCGGGTTTGTGGTGAGTGCGGGTTTGAGAAAGCTCAGAAGCAGCTGCTCAACGTGCCGGGCCAGCTGACAGAACTGGAGATTACTAAGCGCGAGGCCGTGTCTGAAAATCAGAAGTTTTATTCTGAGCTGATCTTCTTTGCAAAAGCGAAGGGATACAAAGAGGGCTATGCGGCTGTGAAGTACAAAGAAAAGTATGGCGTCTACCCCCGAGGGCTGCATACAAACCCCGCGCCAATTACTCACAAAACAGTTTCATGGATCAAGTCGCGCAACATTGCTTGGCTTAAATCAAAGGGGAAAGCATGACCTTTGAAGAGTTTGCAAGGGATCATGGCCTCATGATCAAAGACCTTGTGTTGGATCGCTGGGTGCGTGTTGGCACTGATGATCACCCGAGAAAGCAGAACGGCGCGTACATCTTTGATGGCCACAAAGGCGCAATCATTAACTTTGCCGTACATGACAGACACATACTTTACAAATCTAGCGAGCCGTTCGTGCCCGATCCTAATGCTGCGGCCAAGCGTGAGGCGGCCAAGCGCGAGCACCAGCTGCGTCAGCGTAAGGCTGCAGATAAGGCCGCATTCATTCTGAACAATGCCGTCAAGCAGCAGCACCCCTACTTGATCCGCAAAGGGTTTCCTGATCGAGGCCTAGTGTGGAATGATCTACTGGTGTTGCCAATGAGGGTGGGTCAGCACTTGGTTGGGTGCCAGCTCATTCAGGAAGACGGCACAAAACGCTTTTTGTCAGGGCAACAGACCAAAGGCGCCAGTCTGGTCATTGATGCCAAAGGCCGCAATATTCTGTGTGAGGGGTTTGCCACGGGTATGTCTGTGCGTAGGGCAATGAAGTATTTGCGCGAACGCTATACGATTCATGTGTGTTTCTCTGCGGGGAATATGCTAGAAATCGCCAAGGGTGTTCGTGATCCACTAGTGATTGCCGATAACGATGCTATGGGCGTGGCCACGGCCAAAAAAATAGCCTCGGTCTACTGGTTAGGCGAGGCTGGAGAGGACTTCAACGATACCGAGCAGAGGATTGGCACCCAGTTGGCTGCCGAATCCCTGCGCGGGTTTTTGTAAGTTTCGTGAAAGGTTCACATCTGTCACTGACAGAAGTGGATCAGGCCTCCTCGGTTTCGGATGGCTGGATTTCGATTGTGTCTTGCTGATAAGTTTCGAACACGCCGAACTCTTCGGTAAGACTAAAATAATTGTTTGCCACTTGATAGGCCTCGTCTTCGGTGTCGGCCTCAACTGTGTAGGTTTTGGTGACAATAGCCTGAATTGTTACATCGTATTTCATGGGTTTACTCCGTTAAAGAAATTTCAAGGTCAGCCATCTTTTGCTTTTGTTCAATGATGAATTCTTGTAAGTTCTCGAATTCTTCAAAGTCTTCAAGCTTGATCGCTGCACAATCCAGCTTTTCCAGTAGGTCGCTCAAATCAAAATAAACGCATTGAATTTGCTCAATAATCATCTTAGATACAGTCATGATTTAAAAATCTCCGTTTGTTGAGTTAAAAAATAGCCTCGTTTTACTGGCTTGAATAGTTGGATAAATAGCCTCGTGCTGCCAGCTTGTGCGCTGGTCTTGCGGGCGGCCTGTCCGGCCCGGGGGCCGGTGCGTGGTGGGCGGCGGGCGGTTAGTGCTGGCCTTCGTTATAACCCAGCACATAAAGGCGCCGGGCCTCGGCCCTGTCGGCTTCTGCTTCAAGGGCCAGCAGCAGATCAAAATTTTGGATTGCAGCCCGGGCGCGCGCTGCGCTTCCGGCTTTGATGGCTCGGGCCACTTTGTAACCGGCTTGAATATAGGTGTGTTCAGTTTGCTTCATGATGGGCCTCAGTTGAATAAAATTTTGCACAGCTGCGCGGTGGTGCGGCCCGTCATGATGGCCAGCTGCTGCAGCGTTAACCCGGGCCGGGGCCCGTAGTAATAGTTGATTATTTCTTGGTCTGTCATGATTGACTCCATGCGGAAAGCAGCGGGCCGGCGTTGTAGGCCGGCGCTGCAGGGTTTGAGAATAGGCCCGGGCCGTGGGTACGGCGGCCCCAAGCGTCACGGGCTGCAAGGTTTACCAATTGCCCGCGTTTAACTGCGTTATAAACTTGGTCGCGCGTGTATCCATCGGCCAGCAGCTGGGCCATGGTGCGCGGTTCTGTGATGTTCATATGGTGCAGCAGCCACAGCATGGCGCGTCTTCACAACGGCCCTTTTTGTTGCGGTAGAACTCGCGGCCCGAAAAGTTGTAAACATCGCTCACGCGCGGGCTGGTGGTTGAAAATTGGATTGTGTCGGCGTCAGGCTCCAGCTCCGCCGTTCGGGTTTCTGTGTTGTAAATGATGAAATCCCCGGGGTTTATGCGGGCGCCTGATAGGCTGCACTTCCCGGGGTATTTTGCGCGCATTGTTTTAAGCATAATTCAACCTTTCAAAATTGGAATGACTCGGCGGGCCAGCTTGTCGGTTTGCTTGGCCTTGCTGCCATGGGCCCGGAAACCCACAATAAAATCACGATCGGCCCGGCTGCACCATGGTTCGAAATTCCCGCATGACTCACACGTTATTTCGTCTCGGGTTTGGGCCTCACAGACCACGATTAGGCGCCCGGCTGGGGTGTGGCTGACTTTTGGCGTATCCATGGGCACAACGGCAACAACGGGCCCGGCGCCGGTGTTGGCCAGCTTGTCGGCGTGGCCGGCATTGTCGGCGCTTAGGTTTATCGTAAAGCCCCAAGCGTTGGCGTGTTTCACCCAGCGCAGGGCCTCGGGCTGGTGTTTGTGCGTGTAGGTAAACCCGCGCCGGCCCCGGTTGGCCTTCACGATCAGGCCCAGCGCGTGGGCGTCTACTGCTTCACCCTTGCCGGGCAGATCACCCACTACAGCAAAACGCCACACTTGGCCGGGCGGTAAGCTTTGAATGTGGCCGGCCAGCTGCTGCACCGGGGCGCCGCGCTGGGGTACCTTGTCCCAGCTCATGCGGGTATGAAAATCTTCACCATAGCAGCCGGCCCGGTAAAGGGCGCAGCCGGGCGGGCAAGTGTCGCGGAGGTTGTAAGTAACAGGCAGCGGGCCGGTTTTGCGGTTTCCGCTATTTCGAATGAATGTGTAAAGCATTGCAGCCCCTTAGTTAAATGCGGGCGCGGTGGCCGTGATCTGTTCGACAATTGCGGCGGTTTTGGCCGGGTTTATTTCATCGGGGCCGGCTTTGTATAGGCGCTCGATAATGGATAGATCACGGCCCAGTAAATAGGTGCCGTTATCGCCGTTGTCGCGGTCGCTGGTGCCGTATTGCTGGCGGTAGACTGTCATCCCCACATTGCAGCGGAAAAAATGCCGGGCCATCATTTCGGCCAGCTGGTCGAGCGCTTCGGCTTGTGCTGCAGCTGTTGGCGCATGGCGCAGGCCCAGCGCGCGGGCCGCGTCTATAAAGCCCTGAACGCTGGCCCGGCCTCCGTTCCAATGCAGATAAATTGCAGGCGCATTGCGGGCGGTGTTGAAAGTTAAAACGGCTCTGTTTCCCATGGTTAAAACCCCTTTGTAAAAATGTCGAAGTAAAAAAGGGCGCCCACAGTCAGGGCGCCGGCCACTAGCAAAATGGCCGCGAAGTCTGCACCGGCTGCAGCGCGTGATTCGGCGCGCTCGGCGGCCGGGCTGTAGTGCTGTCGGTGTTGGTGGTGTTTCATTGGTTCCATGGTTTTCCTTTTGGTTGGTTGGGGTTTATGCATCGTCAAGCATGAGGGCTGCGCGCTCGGCGTAGTCGGCCCGGGCTTCGCGCTCGAGTTCGCGCCGGCCTTCGTGGTCGAGGTCGTGCAGCTGGTCGCGTATCTTCCCGAGTCGAACCTTAGCCAGCAATACGGCGCCGCTGCCAATATCCCAGCCGGCGGCCCAAGCGGCCCGGCGGTCGGCCTCTTCGGCCCTGTAGTCGGCAAGGGCCAGCTCTTCGAGCGCTTCCAGCTCTTCGGTCGTTGTGTTTAGGTTCTTAAGCGCTGCCAGCTGTTGGCCGATACCCAGCCCGGCCAGCGGGCGCGATACGTTCGGGAAATAGTCAACGGCGGCGGCGTAGTGTTTACCGGCCAGCACAGTTATAGCGCGGTCTTTATGCTGCTGCAGCTGCTGCGCGACCATGCCGGCCCAGACCTTGCGTTGTTGGGTGTTCATGTCACACAGCGCGCGATCGTAGGGCTGCAGCTGGCGCGTGGGGCTCACGGCGCCGTGTAGGGCCGAGAGGATGATTACATCAGCGCCGGCCCGCTCTGCTGCGGCCATGGCCAGCTTGAACGCTTGGCCCTGATACAGCTCTGCAGCTGGTGCAGCGTGGCCCAGCTTGGCGCTACTGCAGGCGATAAGGTAGAGAGGTTTCATAGGGTTCCTTTCGGTGGTGGTTAAAACATGAATAACGATTACATAATGTCATGTGTTGACTTGTCAAGGGGTTTTTTTACAGTTAATGCAAAATAAATTGGCCGGCAATAATCCTGGGGAGGGGTGAGCTGCTGCAGCTGGTGAGCTGATAGGCCATGATGGCCAGCTGGGCCGTGGTGGTTTGCATTGCTGCGCGTGGTCTGCTATGTTCGGGATTCTTATTTCATACCCATTGAAAACACCATGGTTCAAAAGTTAACACGCGCGCAAATAAAAGCCGGCTTTGAGCAAGTCCCCATTGAATCGCTGTTAAGCAGCGGAGAGGGTAGAACACCCAAGATCAGCAGCAAGGCTAAGGCCTTCGCTCATGCCGTTGCACTCGGTAACACTAAGGCTGCAGCATACCGGCAAAGCTATAACCCAAAGCCTGCCAAGTCAACCATTGTGACGGCGCCATATAAGCTCGCGGCCGATCCTAGAATACAGCGTGAGGTTGAAGCGTATAAGCTGGCAATAGAAGCGGAGAAACATCGAACCCCTGCACAATTGAAGGCCCTGCTGGTGCAGCAGCTGGTAGAGCACACACTAAACCCAGAGTTCCCACCGGCCCAGCGTATGCGAGCGCTGCAGCTGATCGGTAACCTATTCGAAGTCGGAGCCTTCCTTGAGCGTAAAGAGAGCACCATCGTGCACAAGAGCGCTGACATACGGGCCCGGCTGCTCGATAGGCTGCAGCAGCGGGCGCCCAGCGCTGGCCCGGTCACCGATGCTCTGGAATTGATGGAAGAAATTCGAGGGGCTGCCACTTCGGAGGCTGCCAGCGGCGCACCCACCGCACCCGGGGCCCCGCCTGCAGGCCCCCGCGCGCCGGGCGCCCTATCACATACTGTTTCTGACATTCAAACATTAGACTCTGACATTCAAACACCAGAAAAAAAAGAGGGGGGGCCCTCCAAAAATCCAGATGAGCAGATCCTCGACTTTGATACAGAATGACCCCCCCTATGTTTATGTATACAAAAAGGGGTGGGGTATATTTTTTCCACATCTGTCAGTGACGATAGTGAAACTTACATGAAACTTACAGATTCTTACAATGATACATAAGAATAAAGAAGCGATTAAGCAAACGTTAGAGGCGTGTATAGGGGCGTGTATGACTGAGAAGCAAAGGACTGTGTTCCTTGTGATAGATGAGTATTGGAGGAACTATGGATATGGGCCTTCTATAGATGACATCATGTTTCATACTGGAGATAGAGGGCGGGGGAATGTACACAGGGTTGTGAAGAAGCTCTGTGACTTAGGGATATGCAGGCGCAGTGTTCATTCGGCACGTAGTGTGCGCCCGTCTTACTTAAAGTTGAGGAACCTTCCTTGAACAAAAAACAACAACTGGAGATGCAAGAGGAGCGCGACCTGTTTGTAAGGAGGGTGATGTTTGCTCTTAACCTTACGAAACCAGAAGCCGAGGCCGCCGCTGTGACTTTCTTTAAGATGCCTTCTAACGAACAAGCCTCTTACCTTGACGACCTTGACGCATTAGAAGCCAGCCAACAAAGAGAAGAAGCCTTTGATGACTTTAATAAGTTCGCCCATGCTATGTGGCCGGGGTTCATTGATGGCCGCCACCATAAAGTCATGGCTAAGAAGTTTGAAGAGATCGCGACTGGAAAGATTAAACGCTTGATCATCAATATGCCCCCACGGCATACGAAGTCTGAGTTTGCTTCGTATATGTTGCCGGCTTGGTTTCTGGGACGGGATCCCAGTAAGAAGATCATCCAGTGTTCCAATACAGCAGAACTCGCGGTGGGCTTTGGCCGTAAGGTTCGTAACTTAGTAGCCAGTGAGCCGTTCTCTAAGATATTCCCCAATGTTAATTTAAGGTCAGACAGTAAAGCCGCTGGACGTTGGTCTACAAATAAAAACGGAGAGTATTTTGCTATCGGGGTAGGCGGTACAGTAACAGGTAAAGGTGCTGATCTATTAATCATTGACGATCCCCACTCTGAACAAGAAGCCGCCTTGGCCCAAGGAGATAACTCTGTCTTTGATAAAGTCTATGAGTGGTACACCTCTGGCCCTCGTCAACGTCTTCAGCCGGGTGGTGCGATTATTGTCGTGATGACGCGCTGGGCCAAGAGGGATCTGACTGGCCGGATCTTGCAGTCTGCGATTGATAAAGACGGAAACGATGACTGGGAAGTAATTGACTTCCCTGCAATTCTCCCATCGGGAAATCCTTTATGGCCAGAGTTTTGGAGCCTAGAAGAACTACACGCCCTACAGTCTGAACTGCCTGCGGCTAAGTGGAATGCCCAGTATCAACAGAGCCCGACTAGTGAACAAGGCGCGATTGTTAAGCGGGAGTGGTGGAAAGAATGGACAGACGAAGACCCGCCTAAGTGCGAGTTTGTGATCCAGTCTTGGGATACGGCGTTTACTAAAAACGAACGCTCTGACTATTCAGCTTGTACGACTTGGGGGGTTTTCTATTTGAACGAGAACCAGAACGATGCGAATATTATTTTGTTAGATGCGTTTAAAAAGCGCATGGAATTCCCAGAGTTAAAAGAGAAAGCCTTTAATCACTATAAAGAGTGGGAGCCAGATGCGTTTATCGTTGAGGCCAAGGCGTCCGGAGCGCCATTGATTTATGAACTCAGGGCGATGGGGATACCTGTTCAAGAGTTTACGCCGTCTAGAGGTAATGATAAGATGGTGAGGATCAATTCTGTATCTGATTTGTTTGCCAGCGGTAAGGTTTGGGCGCCAGCTACGCGCTGGGCTG